ACCGACAAAGCCGGTTGCCTCAACGCCGGAAACAAGGACCGTTACATTGACGGCAGCGACTGTTTGGAATGCGTCATTCTGAAACGCATTACTCTGAAACGCCGCCGTCATGGGTTAGTCCACTTTTTTTACAGGTTTGACGAGGGTTGCGTGGGTGTCAAGGGCGGCTTCTTTGTAGTTCTGCAGGGCGAACTGGACATGGTCAGGATGCCTAGCGCCAAGCTCCGGGGAGAAAGAATAGCCCCAGGTGGCAGCAAAATTACATGAGTAGCCCGCCGGATTCCACTTCTTGTCCGTGTGCGGAGCGTTGGTGTTACGCCACTCCTGGCTTAGATAGTAGTAGAACATCTCTGACACCGGGGGCCACTGGTGCGTGAAGTCCCCGTAAGCCCGGTTTGAGGCCCAGTGAGGCGTGATCACCGTAGCCTTGGCACCTTCCTTCATTACTCGGAAGGCTTCATTCATGAAGTGAACCCGCTGTGGCGCAGTCAGATGCTCAAGGAAATGGCTGGCATGGATCTCCTCCACGGTGCCGTCTTCCCAGGGCCAGGGGTCAACGCCGATGTTCAGGACGACATCAACCCCTTCCATCGCGTACTGATCTACGCCGAGGAAGCCTTCGCGCTTCTTGCCACCACATCCGAGATCAAGTTTCATGCATCACCACACGTAGTCTGGAATTCCGCCACGCTTGCCTTCAAGGTCATAGTGTCCAACCTTTACCGAGCAATCAATAGCACAACGATAGCCGTACTTTCGGGCATCACCCCAAAAGTAGAGGTCTTGCGTGGCAACGCCACCTTCAGTCTGAGTTACAAACCAAGGCTTGCGTAGGCGCTCGTCCTTGAACATATCAAGACGCCAGACGTTGAAGCCCATCCCGGTGCCGCAGCACTCAACCAAACCACCAGCAGGATCAGGTCGCTGGGGGCGGAAATTTACCACCGGGTCTTTGGGATCGCCCCAGATCTGAGCCACGCCGCCTGGGCCTTGCGTGAAGTACAGCCCACCGATACAGGCGTACTCTGGATGGTTCTCCATCTGAGTAAGCAGCTTGACCATCCCATCAGGAGGAGGGATATTGTCGTGCTCCAGTGTGATGACGTACTTCCACTTGCTCAAGTCTGGATGAGCCAGGATGCTCTCAATGGCAGACGTAAACGCCTTGCCTACCTCCATGCCTACAGCCCACAGACGAGTGAACTTGGCGTTGGGAGGGGCGTACATATTCATCCATGACGCCACCGCACGGGTAGGAATCTGCCCGAAGCACGGCACGATCTGGATGCAAGATAGGTCTTTGTACGCCTTGTCCTGCGTGAGCCGCGAGATGGTCTTTTCCAGATCAGCGTTGTGTGCGCCGCCGTCGTAGGAGGAGATGATTTGTGGCTGCATCAGGGCATCTCAACAATCACAGTAGCCACATAGGGCGCACCAAAAGTTACATCAGACTCCCGAACGCACAGAGCAATTCTTGGAACCGGGATAGTCAGGACAATGTAAACAATGTCGTCTGACGTAATTCGCTGGCAACCATCAAAATCATTGATGTCCATGCTTATACCGTGCTGTTAATGAACATGATCGCAGGGGCACGAAGATTCAATGAATCAGATCCGCGAATCTGACTGAAGGCGATGCTGACGGGCATACCAGAAGTCGTTGCGGTGTAAACCCCCTGACCCTGTGTCCACTGCTGAGTCGTGTTGTGTGATTGCCCAAAGAAGCCCACAAAGTTGCTGTTGACGTTGCTGACCAGCATTTGCGAAATGGATGCGTTTGCGCCGCCAGTTGACGTTCTAGAAAGCTGGGCAATGTAGATTTCTTGCTCGGCAACCGTCAGCGACCAAGGGATGGTCAGCAAGCGCATCCCCGAAAAGATTGACCAGTGCGTACCTGTCGTTCCGTTGAAAGTAAACGCAGTGCTGATTGATGTGCTGCTTGCCAGAGACAGAGTGCTGGCATTCTGCGTGTAAAACGCGACCCAGTAACTCAACGTCAACGTGCCGTTAGAGTTAGAGGCGTTTGTGTACGCGATGGGAATACCAACCCGGTCTTGGAAGTAGTACGGGCAATGTTCCGGCTCGATATACAGGGTGCCTTGCCCCTGCTGGCCTGCAACCATCATCAAGTCAGCATACGGAGGCCAACCATCGTAGGTGTTGTTGGCGATGATCGAAGCCGTCATCGTTGAGCCGTTCAAACCAAACGACACTCCGTTGGAGTTGCCAAAGACGACGGTGTTGTTTGAAACTGTTGAAGCACCTGCTGCAACCGCAACCCCTCCGCCCGCGCCGCCAGCAGCGCCTTGAATAACGATGGTGTTGGAGTTGCCGCTCAGGGTAATGTTGTTGCCCCCCGAGAAGTAGATGGGAGCTTCCGTGGTCAGCGAAATGCTGGTTGTCCCTGCGGTGTTGCCGACAAGATTCCAGCCATAGAAATGATCATCAGAGTTGTTTAACGACAGCGCCACGCCATTGGTGTTGACGCTCAGGGTGCCGCTGAGATTGGTCAGGGCAAGCGTTGTGCCCGTACCGGCCCGCCCAGAGGTCAGGTCATTGACATAGGTTGTGATATAGGCCGGGACTGCCATTGACAGTCCGTTTGTCCCAAGGGCCGCAGTGATTGCGGTGCCCGCAGTTGTCGTGCTTGTAAACCCAGTACCAGCGATAGCGCCCGAGGCTTGAGTCTGTGTGGACTGCGTTGCCGTGGTGATGAAGGCGGGCCAAGCTGCCGAGATCCCTGCCGTGTTGTTGGTAAGCCCAACAGTGCTGCCAGCCTGGGTTGTACTCGTATACCCCGTACCAGCGTAGTCCGTCTTCACGGATGCAGTCATCTGGTTGGTGCTCAGACCAAACGTGACGCCGTTGCTGTTGGCAAACTGGATCGTGCCCGTGTTCTGGGTGTAGGTTCCAGAGCCTTGCAACGCTGCACCACCGCCACCACCAGCAGCATTGCCACTCAACGACAAAGCTACACCATTGGTGCCGACGTTCAACGTGCCGGTAATGTTTGTTAGGGCGAGCGTGGTGCCTACCCCAGCAATGTTGCCTGCGGGTTGCGTCTGTGTCGTCTGGGCGGCAAACGTGGTGATATACGCTGGAACGGCCATGCTCAGGCCATTCGTACCCAGCGCCGCTGTGACTGCAGTACCTGCCGTGGTCGTGCTTGTAAACCCGGTCCCTGCAATAGCGCCTGACGCCTGGGTTTGAACAGACTGGGTAGCTGTCGTGATGAACGGAGGCCAAGCGGCTGACAAGCCGTTGGTGTTTAGCGTGACACCTACCGTCGATCCCGCCTGCGTGGTGCTGGTGTAGCCCGTCCCCGCCCGACCTGAAGTCAGATCATTAACGTAGGTCGTTATGAACGCAGGCACGGCCATCGACAGACCGTTTGTGCCCTGAGTCGCCACAACCGCAGTTCCAGCGGTCGTCGTAGAGGTGAATCCCGTGCCAGCAATAGCGCCTGATGCCTGGGTCTGGGTTGTCTGAGCAACGTATGTGGTGATGTACGCCGGGACGGCCATCGAAAGGCCGTTAGTTCCCATAGCCGCCGTGATGGCGGTTCCAGCAGTCGTTGTGCTGGTAAACCCTGTGCCTGCGATAGCCCCAGACGCCTGGGTCTGCACGGTCTGTGCAACCGTGTTGGCACCACTGATGATGATCGTGGCTGCGCCTGCCGCTGTGGCGGCGCTCAGTGTGACGTTATTCCCGCCTTGGAGGACAAAATTTGTCCCTGTAAAAGACGACACCCCCGCCGTATTACCGGAGAGGGTCTGGCCTTGAACGTGTGCAGAGTTCCAGTCACTGGGACGAACGACAGATGTCGCTGTCCCATCCGCAACCGTCTGCGTATAGGCGTGATACAGCGCCGTCATTACGCAATCCGCACAACCGCATCAGACGCCGTGTTAGCAGGGAACTGAACCGTGAACGTGCCAGCGGTCGAGGTCTTGTCAGATCCGAAGTCCAGCACCGCGACGGCCTTATTGGACTTGCTGCTGTTGTAGATCAGCGCACCACGGGCCGTAATGGTTGCCGTCGTCCACGAGGTATCAGTGAAGTCCACAAACGCTGTGGTCCCAGACAAAGACACCGTGGCCCCGGCAAGTGTGTTGCCACCCGCCGTGTAACCCGCACCTACTACCTCGTCAGAGGTGGAGTAAACGGTCGTTGCTGCGCTCAACGTAGCCAGAGACGTATACAACGCAATTTTGAGGACATCAGTGTCCATATCATGTTCGCCAAGCAGAATCTGCTGCTTGAAAGAACTGCACATTGCTTGGGTGATTGCCATGATGGCTCCTTAAATAACCTGAGTTCTAACCTGCCCACTGCGGTAGGCGTCCTGGCGGTTCTTGCCATCACCAAGATTCTTCAGCAATGTCAGGGACTGGACAAACTGCTTATCCATCTCGGCCACAATGTCCTGCTCTTGCTTCATGAACCGGGCTGCTTCCACCATCACTGCGTTAAACAGCACAGAGT